GTCATGCATCAAAGTCATTTGCAAACACAGTTGTTATATCCGGATCAAATTTACCATTTGGAAATACATATTTAAATGTTGGACACGATAGTAATTTTGGTGCAGTATCTAATCGACCAATGGTAGTTTTTTCTCTTAATTCAAATACTACTGCAGCTGAAACTAATGAATATAAAGAATATCAATTAGCTTTACATAATGAGTCAAACACATTAAATTCATTTAGTGGTATTGTGTTTAAAAACGGTAGTACTACAAATGATGCTGATAATTATGGAGCAGCAATAAAAGCCATAAATACAGACGCAGCAGCATTTTCTAATGAATCTGCGTTAACATTTTGGGTTAATGATAATAACACTGATGACTGCAAAGAGCGAATGAGAATTGATGAAGATGGTAAAGTTGGTATAGGAAATACGGCTCCAAATCAACAGTTAACAGTAAAAGGTACAAATGCTCAAATATCGATAGAAGAAGGTGATGCAGGCACTGAATTTGTACGAATCGGCGTTGAAGCTACAGGCGGAGATATGTGTATAGGCTGGGATGATGCAGATGATATGCATCTTGGATGTTTTAGTAGTCCAACCGACGCAACCATTTCTACTAAGATGATAATACAATCTACCGGTGACGTTGGAATAGGAACAACAGGCCCTTCAAGCAGACTAGATGTAGAACATAATACTACTGCATTTGATTATATTTCAATTGTAAATAGTACAGCTGCCCTTGACACTGTAAAAGCTTTTGCAGTACAAAGACAAGGAAGTGAAAGATTGGTAATTCATTCTAATGGAGATGTTGATAATACTAACAATTCATACGGTGCTCTGTCAGATAGTCGATTAAAAGAAAATATTATAACTGGTAGTTCTCAATGGAATGACATTAAAAACTTAAAGTTTAAAAATTTCAATCTTATTGGTGATGATTTAACTCAATTAGGTGTATTAGCACAAGATTTAGAAGCTAGTGGAATGTCTGGATTAGTAAATAGCCAACCTGCAACCGAATCACATATCGCACTTAATTCAGAACTTGACGGAGAATCAGTTAAATCAGTTAAATATTCTATACTCAATTTAAAGGCAATTAAAGCATTACAGGAAGCAATGGATAAAATTGAATCTCTAGAACAAAGAATAACTACACTAGAAAACAACTAACGAATATTTATATAAAATGAATAAAACTACAGTACTTTTCCCAGGCGGTTTTAAACCTTTAACCGGAGCCCATATTGCATTAGCAAACCGCTATGCTCAATCTTCCAATGTAGAACGAGTAATAATGCTTATTGGACCAAAAGAAAGAGATGGTGTTAGTCGCAAAGACAGTGCAGAAATATTTAATCTGATTAATAGCAACGCAAAAATTATAATGCAACCCACAGATTATAACTCTCCAATAATGGCTGCATATGAATATCTATTTGCATTACCAGAAAATGATAATGGAACATATGCCATGGCTGCATCTAAAAAAGGCGATGACTATGTTAGAACCATGAGTTTTGCTGGAAACGTAGAAAAATATAAAACAGTTGGAGATAAAGGAGGAAGAAAAATTCCTGCAGGTATCAACGTTAATCCATTAGAGATAGATGCCGACCCATTAACATATGCTAATGGTAATCCTATATCTGCTAGCACTGTTAGAAAAGCAATTGCAGACAACGACTATCAAACATTTGCAGCATCATACCCAGGAACAAATGAAGCTGTAGTTAAAAACATATGGCAAATGTTAACGGGTGTTCAAGAATCATTGCTTAGTAAATCATGGTGGAGTGATGCATTATCTGAAGATATAGATGAACTATTTGAAGGAGGTTATCCAAATCCTAAACTAGCAAAGGCTCACGATAAAAAAATAAAAGCATTGAGAAAACATCTAGACAAATCTGCCGGCAAAGAATTTGTTTATGATTTTACTAATTTCAGTAAAACAGTGTTTGGTGCACCTATAAAAGAATCTTTGCTAACAGAAGGCGGAGCAGGGGGACACATGAATCACCCATATGATTCTTATGGATTAACTTTCAACGACATGAAAGAAATAGTGTCTAGAGCATTGCAAGGTCGATTGGATATGGAAGACGCCGTAACTGAAAAGACAGACGGACAAAACATTCAAGTTACATGGAAAAATGGAGAACCTGGATTTGCTCGTGGGATTAAGACAATTAGAAACCCAATGACAACATCAGACATTATTGCTAGTTTTCAAGAAAAATATCAAAAAATAGTCGACGAAAGTGGAGAAGATGCAGCAGAAGGATATAAATCAGTTGTAGATGCATACACAGAAACTGCAGCAGACTTAACTAGTGCGTTAAGTAAATTATCACCAAGGACATTACAATCTATATTTAAAAATGGTCGAGTATTTGCAAACATGGAAATTATTTACCCTGCTACTACAAATATTATTGCATATGAAGCAGCAGTATTACAATTTCATAATTTAGTAGAATATGATGAAACTGGCAAAGTTGTGCAAACCGATTTAGCAGGTGGTACTACATTGCAAAAAGTAATTCATGATGCAAATGCCCATCTACAAAAAACATTTTCATTTATTCCACCTAATAAAATGCAACTAGGACAGATAGAAGATTTTGAAGATCGTCAAGATGCATTCTTTGCTGAAATTGATAGTTTAAGAAATCAATTTGGATTAAAGGAAACTGATGTAGTATCAGAATATCATAAAGCATGGTGGGAAAATGTAATACAAGAAAAGGCAAATCAATTAGGATATTCAATACCACAAGAAGTAATAGAATTATTAATATATCGTTGGGCATTTAACAATAAGTCTACTAGTATAACTAAAATTAAAAAGCTAATAGACAACAAACAATTTGTTGAATGGGTATCTGTATTTGATAAAAAAGATTTTAAATTGTATCAAAAACAAAACATAAAACCATTTGAATCTATATTTTTAAGACTAGGTGCTGTGGTATTAAAAAACATTAAAAACTACTTAGCAGCAAACCCAAGCAAAGCTGTGCAACAAATAAAAAACAATTTAACTAGTTTAACTAAAGAATTACAAACATCGGATAATATAGAAACTATTAAAAAATTAGAAACTCATCTTAAACAAATTGAAGCAATAGGCGGATTTGATAGCATAGTACCAATTGAAGGTGTTGTGTTTACATATGGTGGTAACACATATAAACTAACAGGATCGTTTGCACCAGTAAATCAGATACTAGGAGCGTTAAAATACGCAAGGTAATATTTATATAAAATAAATGGATAACACAATGGCAGAAAAACACAAAACTAAATACAAAGAACCAAAAGACATGGCAAAGTCTCAGAAGGCAGAAACACGTAAAGATATCAAAGATTATACATCAGAAGATAATTATGGTATGGTGCCTAACTCAACAAAACAAATGCAACCATTAGTAGCAAGAAAATATGCTACCGAAGTAATTGATGACGTTGAAAACATGGTGCCGAAGATTACTGATAGACTTTATAAAAAAGTTGAGGAAGGTGAATATACTGCAGAACATGCCCGCAAAGTATTTGAAAAATTACAAATTGCAGATACAGAAGGATTCTTAAAAAAATTGGAACGCATCAATCATGGAGCTATTACCAATTCATTGGTTAAGCCAGAAAATGAAGAAACTATTAAAGAATCTGTATCTAAATTATCTGAATCAGAAAAAGAACAAGTAATTAGAAAATACGTTCGAAATAAAATTGCTAAAGTGTTACGTGAAAATTATGTATTTGAACAAGAAGATGTAGAAGTAGATGCTCCTGAAGCAGATGCAGATGTAGATACTCCTGATGTAGATGTAGATGCAGACACACCTGAGATTGATACAGATGTAGACACACCTGAGACTGATACAGAAACTCCTGATTTAGGAGGAGATACAACATCATTTACTGGAGGCGGTGGATCTAGTTCTCCTAGCCCATCACCATCACCAACTGCAGCACCAGCAGCAGACACAGATACAACTACAGATACATCATCACAAGATACTGCAGCAAAAATGAAATCATCAATTAATTCATTTGTATCAGATATTAAATTAAATTTAGCTAACGCAACACCATTAGAAGTTGCACCAGATGTAGTACAACCAATTAAAGATTTAATGAAAGGTATGACAACTAAAAAAGCTACAGAATTTAAAAAAGCTATTGCAACAGCAATGCGTAATGCTGATATTAAATTACCAACACCGTCTCCGTCAGACGACTATACTGAAAACGAAGCATAATAAATTATGGCAAAAACAAACAAGTTACAAAACATTAAAGCCGTTCAACAAATGATGGATGGCACACACAAATTTCAAACTAAGAAAACTGTAGGATTTTCTGATACAACTGCAACACAGAAACGCAATGAGCGTCATGAAATTGGCGACACGTGGGAAGATGTTGATGCTAAAGGCAATATTCAGATTGTAGAACAACACGACGGCTTTCGAACAAGAAAATCAAAAAATTCTGCAGTGTTAGGCAAAGTTAGAGAAGAACTAAGATCATATCCAAATTGTGCAGACACATGTAAAGGTGCAGATCCAAATTATTATTTAAATAAAAAAATGAGATCTATACACGGTATGTGTTTTAACTGTGTCGTTGACATGGAACACGAACTTAAAAAACAAGGGAAATTTGAAGAATATGCTCAAAAACGAATTGAAGCTAATGCATTAGCATGGTTAGAAACTGCTAAACAAGACGTTGAGATATTACGAGAAGCATATACAAAAGCATCTACATTAGTAATCAATGGCGACGGCGAAACTGATTCATATGCAGCAAAAATGACTCCAGAAGAGTTTGATGAAAAGATTACTAAAGGATTTGAGTCATATGAAAAAGACTTTTTAAATAAATTAAATAAACATGTTACAGGAGAAAAAAATGAAAATTTGGAAGAAAATTAAAAAACATTGGAAATGGATAGCTGGTGGAGTTATTGCATTATTTGCAATTATCACAGCTTTAACAAAATCTAATAAATTAAAAACTGTCGAAAAAATACAAGAAAAAATTGACGACAATAAAAAAAAGATTGAACGTGTAAAGGGTAGAGAAGATCAAGTTAAAACTCAAAAACGTCAAGTTAAAAAAGATTTAGTTGATTTAAAGAAAACGGCTAAAAAAACTAAAACAATTAAACGTAAGCCAGCTCCTAAAAAAACAACGTCACAAGCAAAACAAAATATTGTTTCAAAAACTAAAAGAAAAAAATGAAACAGTTAATTGTTATACTATTATTTCCAATAATTGGCTTCAGTCAAACAGCATCAGACACTTGTTTTACTGAACAGGAAGTACATGATATATCAGAAACATTAGATGAATTATATTTTAATGATTCTGTTAACATTGAATTGATATCACAACAAGAATCAATTATAAAAAAACAAGAAGAATTAATAAATTTAGATTCTTTACAAATAGTATATAAACAACAACAAATAGAATTACTAGAAGCCAATATAAATTTATATGTTGAACAACAAAAAAAATTACAACCAAAGTGGTATAATAATAAAGCACTTTATTTTGGCGCCGGTATTTTAACTGCCGTATTAACTGGTAAATTTATAGTAGCAATAATTAATTAATGTCACAACCAAGCATAAAAGAAGTCATACAACAACAGTACACAATGTGTGCTAAAGATCCTATTTTCTTTATGCGACAATATTGTTATATACAACATCCTAAACAAGGAAAAATAAAATTTAACTTATATCAATTTCAAGAAGATTCATTATCAGAACTTAGAGATAATAGATA